ATGAACGTAAACAATTGATGGGTGAAGTTGATAAAATTACAAAAGAAATAAACACTCCAATTGAAATAAACTCAAAGAAATAATATGTCAGGATATTCCACATATAATTCAGTAATAGCACCAGTAAGAGTTGAGGATAATAAAGATAGTATTTTAAATTCAACATTACAGTTTGAACCTGCAGTTGTGTTGGATGTAATTCTTGATGATTCACATCCAATTTTTAAAACAAAGATTAACATCAATCCATCTGAATGGCCAGATGCTGCAAATGATAAACCTGCAGAACAAACTGATAAAGATTATACTTGGATAGGAAGAGTTTTGGTCAGACCATTTAGTACTCATAAAACAGTTGAAAAAGAAAAATTACCATGGGCATTACCATTGGAAAATACAGGTATAACTGAATACCCTCTTGTTAATGAAGTCATTGCAGTAGTAAATTATCTTGGTAAATTTTATTACACTAGAAAAATAAATTTAAAAGGATTTTCAAACAATGATGCTGATCCTACATATGAGCAACGTATTGGATTAAATAGAGGTAATAGAGAAATTAAAAACAATCCAACTGATCCGGACGTTTTATATAAAGGACCAATTTCATATTTAACTACTAAACAATATAAGAGTACAAGCAACGTAACTGTTTTGGGTAGATATTTCAAATCAAATGGAAAGATACGTTCAGTAAAAAGATTTGAAGGAGATACCGTAATTGAAAGTAGACATGGACAATCTATTAGATTTTCCGCTTATGATAGTATAAGAGATAATGATATAGGAGATCCAAAATATGCAGATTATTATAACAAAGATGGTGATACAAATCCAGTAAGCAATAAATTGGCAGGATTTGGTAATCCAATGATTTTGATTAGAAATAGACAAAAGAACATATCAAAGCCTACACCTGATATATCAGAAAAAAATGCAGGTGGATATGTATCTGAAGACATTAATCAAGACGGTACATCTATTCATATAACATCAGGATTAACAGAATCTAGTTTTAAATCAACATGCAAAAAGAAAATATTTCAAGATCCTTCAGTTTCAAAAGAAGAATCAGCAGCATTTTCTCCAGCAGGATGCACTAAATTTAGACCACCAATACTTACAGGTGATCAAATTATAATTAATAGTGACAGAATTGTTGTAAGTAGTAGAAATGGAGAAACTATACATTATTCTAAAAAGAGATATGGAATTGTAACTGACAATGAATATACAGTTGATTCACATGGTCAGATAGTAATGACTACAAACACAAAAACAGTGATTAATAGTCCGGCAATATATCTAGGTCAATATGATCAAACAAATGAACCCGCTTTGTTAGGTCAGACAACAGTTGACTTTCTGTATGACCTTGCAGATCTAATATTAGATCACGTTCATTGGCAATATCATGAACATATTACTTCCACAACAAATACTCCCGCAGATCAATCTGGTCAACTAGCAGATTATCCAACACAACTAACCAATCAAATTGCAACTCCACAAGAAAAATTAAAAGCTTGGAGAGATAGTCTTGATAAAATATTAAGTAAAAGAGTATTTTTAACTGGAGGCGGTTATGCTCCAGGAAGAAATGGTGGTTCTATTGAAGGAGGAACACCACCAACTGATATTAATGTATTTAACGGCAATGGTGTTCCTGGAGGTTATAACGGTAAAACAAGAGGTCCAAATCCATCAACTTGGAGTTAATTTATGTATACTTTACCTACACCACCATCATTAAACTTACAAAATCCACTAGGTTCTTTACCAACCCCTAGTTTACCAAGCATTCCTTCTCTTCCAAGTGTGCCAAAATTGCCTTTAAAAAGAGTATCAGGTCTTGATTATAAAAAGACATTTACAGAAACATCAACATATAAAAATTTAAAAACAAACTTACCAATATCAGTACCACCTATACCATCTATACCCGCTGTTCCATCAGTACCAAATTTTTCACTACCATCACCTCCTTCAATACCATCTATTCCTCCAATTCCTAGTATACCACCTATACCACCGTTACCAAGTATCTCAAATTTACCTACTGTACCTAGTATTCCGTCAATACCAAAGGTTCCAATACCAAATGTACCTCCAATGTCATCAATTATCAAACCGCCTGCATTTCCAACTATACCTAAACTCAAAATTGTACCTATTTTGCCAGGCACACCACTTTCAGTCCAAGCATCAATGATAAAACCAGGTTAACTTTGGTAAATAAATAAAACATTTTGGTATATAGTAAAATATAATTATATAGTATCAACAAGTATGAAAACACAAGAATTAAAAGAGATAATCAGATCAGTAATAAAGGAAGAACTTCAAAAGACTCTTCCAACTCTTATTCCTAATATTTTGAGTGAAATATTAACTGGTCAAAGTAAAACCACGGTTAGTGAAAAATTGGAAACACCAAAAGTTTCACAAAAACCGTATGAAAACATACAACCATTACAACCAGCAAAGAAAACATTTAAGAAATATACAAATAATGATGCATTAAATGCTGTATTGAATGAAACTGTAGGTGGAGTTCCAAGTGAAGGTTCTTATGTGGGATTAATGGGTGCATTACGAAGTGAATCTTTAGGTGGCGCTAATATTAATGAATCTGTAGAGATTCCACAACAAATAACACCAGTTAATGAAGAACAGGCCAAAGTACTTAATGTCATTAATAGAGATTTTAGAAAATTGATGAAAGCAGTTGATAAGAAAAAGACATCAGGTCTTGGTGGTGGTGGTTTAGTATCAATGTCATAATATGAATCCAATTGGTTTAACATTACCTTTAAGATCTGGCATAAATGGGTACTTTGAGCAGTCATATGACACTCTTACTCAGATTAAAGCTAACATCACTAATTTTTTTAACACCAGACCAGGTGAAAGAAGATTTAACCCTCAGTTTGGTACAAAATTGTATCAATATCTATTTGAACAAAATATTGAAGGGTTTGATGAGATTTTAAAGAATGTTATTAAAGAAGACATGAATTATTGGTTTCCAAATGTAATTGTAAATACTGTATTTTTAGACATTACAACCGCTCAAAAAAACAAGAACACTGATAATTATATAATAAGCATAAAAATACAATTTACGGTAAACAATCAAACTGATGTACTTGGATTAATTGTAACAAGCAATCTATAATAATATGGCCGAAACACAACCAAAATCCTTTCAACCTCTTAATAAAGATATTAGATATCTTAATAGAGATTTTGCATCATTTAAAGCTGGATTGATTGAATTTTCCAAGAACTATTTTCCTAAAACATATAAGGATTTTAGTGAAAGTTCACCTGGTACAATGTTTATTGAACAAGCTGCATATGTAGGTGATGTATTATCATACTACATTGATTATCAGTTCAAAGAATCATTGATGCCATATTCTGAAGAACGTAAAAATGTAATTGCTTTGGCTAAATATCTTGGATACAAAACTACTCCAACCAAATCATCCATAACTGAAATTGAATTGTTTCAATTAATACCATCAAAGGTTGATTCTGATGGAAATTATGTACCGGATGAAAAATATTGTTTGTCAATTAGAGAAAATATGGAGTTGTTAAATAACTCTGATCAAAATTTCATTATAAGTGAACCAGTTGATTTTTCAGTTGATACTAGATTTTCTCCTAGAGAAGTTAGTGTATATTCCAGAGACTCATTAGGAGTTCCGCAATTTTTCTTGTTAAGAAAAACTACTAAGGCATTTGCTGGTAAGATTATCACTAAGACTTTCACTGTAGGTGCTGCTACTCCATACTATAAAATTGTATTGGATGAAAAAAATGTAGTTAATATAATTACAGTTGTAGATGAAGATAATAATAAATGGTATGAAGCTGATTATTTAGCACAAGATGTTGTTTTTACTGATATAGATAACTCACAAGTTACAGATGAAAATTTCTTTGTTTATAAATCAGAAGTATCAAAGATTATCAAATCATTAAAGACATCAAGAAAGTATGTAACAAGTATTACCGCAGATAATACAACTTATTTGGAATTTGGTCCTGGATTAGATAATTATTCAGATGAAATAGTTTATCCAAATGCGTCTATCATTGGCATTGGATTATCAAATATTAGAAATACAGATATTTCCTTAGACGGAAGTAATTTCTTAAAAACAAATACATTTGGTGCATCTCCTGCAAATACAGTGTTGACTATCAATTACATAATTGGTGGCGGATCACTTTCAAATTGTAATGCAAATGAAATTACTAGAATTAGTTCATATCAACTATTGAATGATGCAACATCATTGAATCCAGATGAACAAACATTATTTAATACAGTAAAACAAACTTTAAGAGTAAATAATTATACTTCCGCAGTTGGTGGTGCAGATGAAGAATCTGTAGATCAAATAAAACAAAATGCTATTTTGAATTTTACATCACAAAATAGATCTGTAACTAAGGATGATTATTTAATTAGAACTTATGCAATGCCACCAAAATATGGTTCAGTTGCTAAAGCATATATAACATCTGATACAGATTTGATTTTAAATTTAAAGAATGATGTTTCAGGATTTGTTGATTATGATAATAATACTACATCAACAAATAATTCAGTAGATAATTATTTTAGAAAAATTAATTATGATGTAACTAATCCATTTTCAGTTAATTTGTATGTCCTCGGATATAATGAAAATAAAAATCTAACACAAATTAATGAAGCTTTATTTTATAACGTAAAAGAATATTTAAAAAAATATAGACTTCTAACTGACGGTGTCAATATTATTGACGGATATATTATTAATATTGGTGTGAATTTTAAAATTTTAACATATAACAATTATAACAAAAAAGAAGTGTTAAATAATTGTATTTTAAAAGTAAAAGACTTTTTTAATATTGACAAGTGGAGTTTTTCACAACCAATCAATTTAAGTCAATTGGAACTGGAAATTGCAAGAGTAGAAGGAGTACAATCTTTAACAAATGTTGAAATTGTAAATTTGACTTCAAAGGATGGTAATTACTCACCACATGAATATGACATTTTATCCGCAACAAAAAATAAAATAGTATATCCTTCATTAGATCCATGTGTTTTTGAAGTTAAATACACTGACATAGATATCAAAGGAAACGTAGTATAATATGCACACATTTTTATATCCACAAAAAGATACATACATAACCAATGAAGTTGGATACGTCAACAAAAACTTTGGTATTGATGAAATTTTGGAATTGAAGGCACATCCAAATGTGACTAGAACAACAATATATTATCAATCATCTTCAATTAGTCAATCAGTTTATACCAATTTAGAATTAAACAATTTCACAGGAAATATTAGTGGATCTAATACATCAATTGATTCTAGTGGATATGCCAATCTAAAATTTATTAGTAATTCATCTATATCTTTTACAGGATCTTTAATTAATGGTGCAAATATTACTGGTAGTGTATCAGGTGTAGTATCAACCTCTTCAGTTTTAAATGGTACTACGTATGGTTCATCTGGACAACAATCCGTTGCACTTTCAAATGTAAGCGGAAGTTTAAATGGTTTTTCTGGTAGTTTTGTTGGAAGTTTAAATGTAACAGGTTCATTAATTGGTAATTTTACAGGATCAATTAATAATGCTTCTGGTAGTTTAAATAATTTTTATGGATGTATAAGTGGGTTTGTATATGGAACACAAAGTTTGTATATTCCATATTTTACATACATAGATGTACCTGATTACAGCAGAATTTTGATTAAGTTTGATACAACTGAGATTTCTAGGTCTATATCCAATGGTTCAATAACCAGTGACGTTACATTTAAATTAAAGTTGAAGACAACACAAGCTAGTGAATTGCCTGTTGATTATACGGTTTATGGATATCCAATCAGTCAAAGTTGGAATATGGGTATAGGTAGATTTTCTACGGGAGGCGATTTGGTTGGCGCAAGTTGGAATAATAAGACTGAAAGTGGGTCTTTATGGTACGTTAGCGGATCAAATATTACAACAGGTACATCTGCATCTATAAATCAAGGTGGTACATGGTATAATACAGTTCCTTTGACATATCAATATAAATCATCTTCATTTTGTACATCTTCATTTAGTGGAAGTTCACTCATATGTTCACAATCATATGATTATACTACATCTGACATCAATATGGATATTACAAATATTGTTAAAGGGTGGATCTGTGGATGTGTTCCAAATGAAGGTATTATATTAATTAGTTCATTGGAATCAAGTACAACTAATGGAATTGATAGTACAGTTAAATTCTTTAGTAAAGAAACAAATACAATTTATCAACCATATATTGATATTTCTTGGAATGATAGTATATATACAACAGGCAGTATGGTTCCTTTAACTGGAATTGTACCATATACAGTTGTAATGCAAAATTTATCAAAAGAATATAAATTTGGAAGCATTCCAAGAATCAATATATTTGCTAGAGAAAAATTTCCATTGAAGAATTTTACAAAAGGATATCAACAAAACAGTTATTTGAGTTCAAGTTTGTTACCATCTGCATCTTATTATTGTGTCAAAGATAATGAAAGTGAAAATATTGTAATTGATTTTGATGATAATACAAAATTAAGTTCTGATGGTAATATTCATTACTTTAAAATAGATACAACTGGATTACCTGTTGAAAGATTTTATAGAATTTTAATTAAAACAACATTTAACAATCAAACTGATATATTTGATAATGGTAATATATTTAAAATAACAAGATAATTATGTCATACCAAAAAGAAATTGAGGATTATGTTAATAATGGTACATATGATTATAA